AATTTCTATATGGTGCCCAGAGCGGGACTTGAACCCGCACAGCCTTGCGGCCGAGAGATTTTAAACCCCGAATAATTTTGTTGAAAAACAACAAGTTATATGAAAACATCAATTTTATGAACCCGATATCGTTATTTAAAATTATTTATTTGTTCTGTCAGCAGACATGCCTGAGAGCATCAGTATATATTTCAGAGGTCTATCAGATCTGGCTATGTATAACATCATATTTAAACCATATGCTTCATATGAATCACGTGTTTATACTTAAAAAACAAGTTTCCTCTATCTTTGCTTAGCTTTCCGGACTATTTATCTGGCATTCACTAACGGATTTTTTTATGATTACTAACTGACAATTTTCGGGGAAAGAACGGCTGATGAATATTAATTTTGATGAGTTAAAAAAGACAGGGTTCACACAGAAAGAGTTAGATAAAATAACGGAGAATACCCGTATGCATGGTGGTTCCATTGCGGAAGCCATTAATGACCTGGCAAACAGATTTAAAATATTTTTATGGTTCTCTGTTTTTTTGCCATCGTATTTATAGCATTACTGATTTGGGGTTCTGAATCAAAAATTATTGGTGGTGGTATTGGTTTGTTCGCCGGGGTATTCATTATATCACTGACGTTTCCGGTACCTCTGGGATATAAAGCCTGGAAATACCGGAAAAAAGATAAAACTCAGTCATTTTGATCTATAGATATCAAATCAAAGATTACTTTAGATTTCAATCCAAAACCCGCTATTCTCATTGCCAGCTTAGGACGGCTCATTTTGCTGACCTTCCGATAATAATCAGTCGGAATCCATCTGAATAACCGCCGGGCTCCGGATCTTAATGTTAACCCTAAAATGCCATAAATACCGGCGGATAAAGATATCGCATTATAGAACGCGAAACCGGTCTCTGCTTTGAACCCCATAAATTCAGCCGCTTCCATGGCAGCATCAGCAAAAATTCCTTCAGAATATGTCATATCCCCCTGCCACTGATTAATCGCTTCCCGTGTTATGCCATTAATACCATCAACAACTAATATCGCACCAGCTAAGACACCGATCGGAGTCATCGTTGATATCATCATTGCTCCGGCATAGGCTTCAATACCGGAAATTACAACACTCACCGCTGGCTTGGTTCTCTCTGGAGTGCGTTCGGTGAAAAAGGCTATGTGGTGCTGGCGTTCTGGCTGGGTTCACTTTTTTCGGAGCAAATCCGCAATAAACACAGATATCAGTACATTAACGCCGATAAATATGACCTTGAGGGAAATACCGGAATCAGAATTACCCGCTGATTTCACAATATCATGGTCAGAAATGACCATCATCGACGGTGTTTTAACATATAACCACCATGTAAAAACCGAACGGGAAAAATAACGTTTGCTTTCAGAAGCAAAAAATAAAATCACCGTATTGCAGTATGCCGTGGATTTAGGTATCGCGACTGAGGATGAGTTAGCACAGTTGGATAAGTGGAAGGAGTATGTGGTGATGATGAGGCGGCAATGTATTTAATATATTAAATAACATATAAAGCATTGATAAAAAGGGATTTACATCCCTTTCCATAATAAAAATCACTCAAGAATTAATTCAGAGTAAAACATATCACCAAATTTAATTCTGGACGAAAAATCATCAGATTCTACGGTGCTTTTACCTATCAAACCGGCCCAATCCCTTCGTTCATTCTGGATCAGAGTATCAATAGTAGGTTGATACTTGAGCTCATTAAGAAAATCCTCATTAATTCCCTGCTTTACTATTATTTTTCTAATACTCCTATTATTTACATATATATCCCTCGGAAGGATAAAAGTACGCTCAGCTCCACTAAATTCTTTATCTAAAACAGGAGTTAACTTTCTGTTCCTTAATTCTTCTGAAGCCTTGTGATTACGCTCATCTACTAAATTTATACGCTCATGCTCACGTCTTCTATCGCGTGTGGTATTTATATCATTCGGCCGATAATCATAAGGTTTTCTCCCCATAGGTGAAGCAATAACCTCAGCAGATGCTTCAAGCCCGGTAATTCTTAAAAATTTAGATAAAACACCACGAATAGCAGCATCTGATGCAAATTCTAATTGGTTTAGCTTTATTATTGTCGGTTCTTCTGGTTCCGGATCGACAATCTTAAGCGTTGAATTTGATTTTTCTTCAATTCCTATACTTAACCCACATGCCAGGCGCTGTCCCGTATGCCCCTGAGGAAAAATAATTGACATTTTTTGAGAAATTCCACCTGAAGAACGATTACCCAGTTGTCTGTCTCTGTAATCAGATCCTGATTGAGTTCCTTTGCATTCGACGATATGCCAATTCCCATAAACATCCAGAGCTACAAAATCTGGTGTTTTATTAGGACCTCGCTTATTATTCTTACGCCCTGTAGCTCCAACTCCAGCCGCATATCTTTGTAAAAAATATCGCCCATCTACTATTAGTGAAAATTCTAGTTTTTCTCTTAAATATAACATTGATACCCCCATACCAAAATCATCACTAAGAATCGTTTTTTGGTGTGCATCAAGATCAGAGAAACTTTTAGTTATTTTCATATCATTATCTTGTGATATTGCGGCAAAATATCTTATCCATGCCCAAAACTCACTTAGCGATACCCCTGTAGATGATATCGGTGTTGTTAAGTACCCCACCATCAATAACATTGCAGGAATATCTAAATCATATGTATCTCTACCCGCTTTAAAGGTTGCCGGGAATAGAGGATGCCTATTTTTTTCGGCCATGTTTCTTTATCAGTAATGACTTCAAGTTTTCGTTTCATTTTGCCTCATTACAAAAAAATGTTTTTGGTGAAAAATAACAATAAAAAATAATAACCATACACATTAAAAATACATGAAAATTACAGATTTGTTCACCTGATTATCCATTAATTCCCACAGAATAGATTAAATATATAATCTATTTTAAAATTTTATTTTATATGTCTATCGCATGCATAAATTGAACAGAGGTTTCCTGTACCACAAAACCATTCCCCTCTGCATAAACCATAACTCCTCTCTCATCCGTAGCAGAACAAGCCAAACGCAATATACATTCAATAAAGTTATATATTTCATTGTGGAATTTATTATCGCGATAAAATGTAAATCAAGCCTCATATCACTAAAACCATCACAAAGAACAACACAACTAATTGATTAGTTGTTAACTTTCATGAAAATAAGTAACTATAATAAGTACTATATCTCCATGAAAATCATTTTTTAACAAAAAACACATATCCCAGGGTGACGATTTCATAAATATTAATGTATTATTTTTGGTATAACACAGACAACACGAGTTTAAAATGCCGCGTCATTCGCATTGCATTTTACATGATGAACTACAGGGATTTGATGTATTCAGATACACAGATATTAGTTACGTTTTCTCTGGTGATGAAACCCGCAGGATAACCTTCCGGTTAGTTTTTTGCAAAAATGAGTCTGACAATAATATTCTTTATAAATTATTTGGTGATGAGCTAATTACCCTCACTATCAGCGTTATCAGTTTTTATAATATTGACGCTGAAAATAATAAAGAATGTGACACCATGTTTGAAAAGCCGCCCGGCGCACCAAATCTTACCGCGTCAGAAGCACTTTACCTTTATAGCACATTAGTTGACATCATTCTCCGGATAGCTGAAACTGAAGATATCCGGATATTAACTTTCCAGGCATACAGCGAAGAGTTACGTCGTGTATACGATAAACTTGTAAGACGCTATGCCGCCGCCAGAAATCTGGACACACATATAGAAGGGGCTTGTTATGTTATACGAACAGACAACGAAGAAAAACACTGAGATTGACTATGCTGCTATCAAAGCAGAGAAGAGTGCAATGCTTCAGCGTTTCCTGCTGGCGAAGAAAAAAGCCGAACAGTCCGGTCAGGTTGTCACTAAGCCTATCTGATTTATTGATTGAAAACAGGCTCCTTCGGGAGCCTTTTTTATGTCCGCAATGTCAGGACTGATTGTTGTATTCCCGCCTTCTACAACATCGGCAACACGACACAAAACCACATCAGTAACACCATAGAAAATCTCAATAAAGGGAATTTCTATGTCACAAAAATATCACCACGGCGTGCGCGTTATTGATCACAATAAGGGTACCTGGCCAATCCGCACCGTCAGCACGGCTGTTATCGGCATGGTCTGTACCTCAGATGATGCCGACGAGGGCGTATTTCCGCAGGATAAACCCGTTTTACTGACGGATATCCGGCATGGTATTGGTAAGGCCGGTAGTACCGGAACGCTGGCGCATTATCTTCAGGCTATTCCCGATCAAACACACCCGCTTACTGTTGTTGTTCGTGTCAGCGCAGGTACAAGTGAAGCAGTAACGACTGCAAACATTATCGGCGGAACCTCAATCACCGGACAAAAACAGGGATGCAGGCACTGCTTACCGCCAGGCAGCATACCGGTGTTAACCCCCGAATTCTCGGTGCTCCGGGTCATGATAATCAGTCAGTCACATCAAAACTGGTCACGGTTGCACAAACATTGCGTGGTTTTGTCTATGCCGGAGTCCACAGCCACAAAATCATTCAGAGCTTACTGAATTACCGCAAAAACTTCAGCCAGCGCGAACTGATGCTGATTTACCCAGATTTTCTGTCGTGGGATTCAGTCAAAAATGCAGAGGCTAAGACTTACGCAACAGCACGGGCGCTGGGGTTACGAGCCAAAATCGACCAGGAAACAGGCTGGCATAAAACCCTGTCAAACATCGGCGTTAACGGTGTGACCGGTATTTCCGCCGATGTGTCATGGGAATTGCAGGACCCGGCAACTGATGCCGGTCTGCTGAATGAAAACGACATCACCACACTGATCCGCGAAGACGGTTTCCGTTTCTGGGGTTCCCGCACCTGTTCTGATGATCCGCTGTTTGCCTTTGAAAACTACACCCGCACCGCGCAGGTGCTGGCCGACACCATGGCAGAGGCACATATGTGGGCGGTTGATAAGCCGGTGACCCCGACACTGGTCAAAGACATGATCGACGGTATCAACGCCAAAATGCGCAGTCTGACGAATCAGGGCTATCTGCTCGGCGGAGAATGCTGGTTTGATCCGGATGCCAACAGCAAAGAAGAGCTGAAGGACGGACAGTTAGCGATCGATTATGACTACACACCGGTACCACCGGCTGAAAACATTAAATTACGTCAGCGTATCACCGACAGATACCTGATGGATTTTGCATCAAAGATTAAGGGGTAATCATGGCCTTACCGCATAAACTGAAAAACATGAATATGTTTTTTAACGGCGACAACTGGCAGGGGAAAGCTGAAGAAATCACCCTGCCGAAACTGACCCGGAAACTTGAGGCTTACCGTGCAGGCGGCATGAATGGTGCCGTTCATGTTGATTTCGGGCTTGAGGATGATGCGCTTGCCTGTGATTTCACAATAGGCGGCATCGAAGCTGAACTCTATAAACAGTGGGGCATCACGGCAATAGACGGCGTTCAGATTCGTTTCGCCGGGGCCTACCAGCATGAAGAAAACGAAGCTGTGACGGCCTGTGAAGTCGTTCTGCGCGGACGGATTACCGAGATTGATCCCGGCAGTGCAAAACAGGGCGATAACACTCAGGTGAAATTCAGCTTTAAACCGACCTATTACCGGCTGGTCTGGGCTGGTGCTGATCTCCTTGAGATTGACGTTATCAACATGGTTGAAAAAGTGGACGGAAAAGACCGTCTGGCAGAACAACGCGCCGCTATCGGGCTGTAACAGGAACACTATAAATGACTGAACACGTTAATAAAACATTCGCCGTTGTCGAACTGGATGAACCCATCAAACGCGGTGAGACAGAAATCACCCGGGTTACTATTCGTAAACCTAACTCCGGCGCGTTACGCGGTGTGCGTTTACAGGTACTGATGGAAATGGATGTCAACTCCATGACCGAGATATTACCGCGTATCACTGACCCGTCACTGACAAAGCCGGAAATCGGTGCTATGCCGCCGGGTGACCTGCTCAATATGTCAATTGAGGTGGTTAATTTTTTGCTGCCGAAGTCGATGCAGGCCGATTACCGGAACGATTAACGGTCGATGATTTGGTGGCTGATATTGCCACCATTTTTCACTGGACACCCGCCGACACGGCGGACATGAGTCTGACAGAATTAATTGAATGGCGTTATCACGCTTACAAACGCAGCGGTAACAGTG